TCCATAAGGCGTTTCGCGATGAAGAAAAGCAAAGCGATGTCTATTGGTTAGCATGGGAAGTAACACGCAGATCAGGTGAAACTGTTAAGCCGTTTGGGATTGACTTTATCGAAACGCTGAAAAGTGTTGAGGTACTAGACTCAGACCCTTTAGCTTAAAGCGCGATCAACCATTCACCTATCTAATCGCTAGGCTAAGCATTAGATTGGGGATCGCGCCACAGCAATTGTTGGAACTAGATAAGACCATGTTGGATGCACTTCTGCAAGGTCTCAAGGATGAAGCCAAGGAGGTCAGTGATGCCAGCAAGCGTAAAGGGCGGCATTAAACTTCGTAAGGCTTTGCGCCAGTTCAGTCCGGATCTTGCTAAGCAATTACCTAAAGATGTTGCAGCAGCTCTAAAGCCAATTACTAAAGCTGCTAAGGGTTACCTGCCGGATGATAATCAAGTGCTAAGCGGCTGGCTACCTAGAGAAAACTCAGCTGCTAGATTTCCTACTTACAACGCACGCATCGCCAAGGCTGGGATCGGTTATAAAACCACACCTTCCAAGGCTAATCGCCGGGGCTTTAGATCACTGGCTCGCGTATTCAATAAATCTGCCGCTGGTGCTATTTACGAAACCATGGGGCGCAAGACACCTACATCTAGCTTTGTGCAAAATCAGAATAACAAGTATGCAGGCCAGATGAAGGGCGAGCAGAAGATGGAAGGCCGCGCCCTGTTTCGTGCTTATGATGAAAACAATGGCAAGGCTAGAGAAGCAGTACTTAAAGCAATTTCAGATGCAGCTAACAAACTAAACGCGAGAGCAAAGGTGTAATTCATGGCTAATGTAATGATTGACATTGCCGCGGAGTTTGTAGGCAATAAGGCGTTTAAGCAGGCAGACACAGCAACAGATAAGCTTACCAAGAATGTTAAAAAGTTAGCAGGGGCGTTTGGGTTAGCGTTTGGCGCAACTGCCGTTCTTGCTTATGGCAAGGCTGCTGTTAAAGCCGCGGCAGCGGATGAGAAGGCACAGAAGCAGCTAGCACTAGCTCTCAAGAATGTTGGACTTGGCAGAGATGCCGCTTCATCTGAAGCCTACATCCAGAGATTACAAAGCGAGTTCGGGATCCTAGATGATGATCTTCGTCCGGCTTATCAGACTTTAGCCGTAGCGGTTCAAGATACAAACGAGGCACAGAGACTTCTCAATCTTGCGCTAGACATTTCAGCCTCTACTGGCAAGGATCTTGGATCTGTCACAGCAGCGTTGAGTCGCGCATATTTAGGAAACAACACAGCCTTATCTAAACTGGGTGTTGGTATTTCTAAGGCCGATCTAAAGTCTAAATCTTTTAAGTCTATTACAGATGAACTAACAACAACCTTCGCCGGGTCTGCTACAGCAGCGGCTAACAGTTACCAAGGATCAATTGACAAACTTAGCGTGGCATCTGCTAACGCTGCTGAGACTATTGGCGGCGGTCTAATTAAAGCCATGCAGATGCTTGGTGGAGAAAATGGTATTGATCAAGTAACTACAGCCATTGATGAGTTATCTGTGGGCATATCCGAAACAATTGTGGCAACTGCTAAACTTGTTACTGAACTCCAGAAACTTCCTGTCGTTGGTAGTTTCTTACAGAACATATTTAGCAACCCTCTAAGCCTACCTAAAGAGTTTCTTGTATTCGGAAAAGGCGGCTTGTTAGATGCTTTTAGAGAATATGGAAAAGTAGCCTCTGTTTTAGATTATACAGCTGCTTCTAGCGCAACAGCCTTTGAGAAGGGTTTTGGATCTACTGCCAAGATAGTTAAGAACGCTAAAGTTCTGACAGCCCAAGAACAGAAACAGCTCAAAGCCAAGCAATTAAAACTGGCTATTGATAAGGCTAATCTTGCACTTGGCAAGGGCACAGAAGTTTTTGACATAGAAAAAATCGGACTTAAAGCAGCTGAGATAAATCAAGCAGAACAACTGGGCAAGGTAACTAGCCAAGCGCAACTGCTACAGATCACCAACGATCTTGCTCGCCTACGGGTAAAGCAGAGCATCCTTGCATTAGATGAAGCAATTGCCTCAGAAGATGTCAAGGCTATAACTGCTGCAACAAACAGACTCAATGAGGATTTAAAAATCTTTGGTGCTTTGAGCAATCAAAAGATTAAACTCGCTGAGATCGAAAAGATTCTTATGGGCATTGCTCCAAAGGATCTTATCAACCTGGCTAATCTAAATGACGCGATCAAGTTATTAGGTGTTATTGGTGGCGGCAACGCGGCAGCAGTATCAGCCGGAGCACCACCTGTAATGCCTAGCAGCTTGAACCCTATTGCTGGAGCCGGTGGTGTCAGACCATCCAGAGGATTTACTAACGAAGAATTGGCCTACTTTGAGGCACGCGATCAGTACCAATTTGGGGGATCTTTATCCGGCTTAACTCCAACAGCTTCTAGTGGTTCGGTAAATATCACAGTGAACACAGGTGTTGGAGATCCTAACGCTATTGCTGAGGCCATTGACGATGTATTGCGTCAGGCTCGCTCTAGAGGAACGCTGGTCGCTATACCGTGACATGGCTTCCAGAATGGCGAGTAACTGTTGGCGATGATATTTATACAACTGTCACTGCTGTATCTTTTGCATCCGGCCGTTTAGACATTGATCGCCAACCTACGGCAGGTTACTGTCGAGTAGAGATTATCAACACTACTGGGGCAGATTTCACCATCAATGTTACCGAGCCAGTACTGCTAGAGCTAAAAAATGGCAGTGGCACTTATGTCACTGTTTTTGGTGGAGAAGTATCAGACTTTAACATCGGAGTGCGAAGCCCAGAGGAAACAGGCTTTATCACTACTGGCACGATTTTAGGTATTGGATCTCTGGCTAGACTGACAAAGGCTGTTTTTAACACAGCCCTTGCAGAAGGATTAGACGGCACACAGATCGCCACTATTCTAGGCTCAGCCCTCAATCTTACATGGGCAGAAGTTACCCCTACGCTGACATGGGATACCTATCCGGCCACACAGACTTGGCTTGATGCTGAGTCCTACATCGGCACAATTGACTCAGGCTTTTACACCATGATTAACCTTGCAGCTAGCGCAACGGCTAAATCTCAGAGCCTTGCAGATCAGATTGCTACTAGCGCACTAGGTCAGTTATACGAGGAGAAGGACGGCGATGTCTCTTATGACGATGCTGACCATCGCTCTAACTATCTAGCTGCTAACGGCTTTACTAATCTTGATGCCTCTTATGCAACTCCTAGATCCATCACATCTCAAACTCAGATAGCCCGTATCCGTAACAGCTTGATCTATCGCTACGGTGCAGGCTACGCGAGCACATACAGTACCTCTGATTCCGATTCTATTGCCCTTTACGGCCTGTTTGAGTTCTCTACTGACTCAAACATCAAGAACCTTGCAGACATCACTGACATCGCCTCTAGAGAGTTAAAACTGCGCAAGAACCCTAGAGGTTCCTTAGGGGCTATTACCTTTAGATTAGATAATCCAGACATGCCGACAGCAATGCTTGACAGCCTCATCGGGGTTTTCTTCGGCCAGCCTGTACTGATCAACAACCTACCGTCTAACCTATTGGGCGGCACATTCGATGGCTTTGTGGAGAATGTAGCTCTTAACGCCACCCCTACTTATGTGGATCTAACTCTCTATGTCTCAGCGACAGACTTCTCACTTTCTACCACACAATGGGAAACAGTATTGCCAGCCTCACTAGTCTGGAATGATGTAAATGCTATACTAACTTGGACAAACGCGACAGGAGCTTTAACCTAATGGCACTATCACCTCAGTATTCTTGGCCAGAGCCAGATAACAGCAGCCTCGTAAAAAATGGGGCACAAGATATTCGTGCGCTAGGCGATGCTATCGACACATCTGTCTGGAACATTGGCTTTGGTCAAGCAGGCAAGAATAAGATCATCAATGGTGATTTTGGTATCTGGCAGCGTGGAACCTCATTCAATGCTGCAACCTTATTTTATACTGCCGACAGATGGCAAGGATATAGTTACAGCGGAGCAAGTCAAACTGTCTCACAACAATCTTTCACAGCCGGTGCAGCTCCAGTTTCAGGTTATGAGGCTCAATACTTTTTAAGAGCTACTGCTACCAATACAGGAATTAACATCGAACAGCGCATTGAAGATGTCCGTACTTTTGCAGGGCAACCAGTCACTTTGTCTTACTGGGCCAAGTCAAACTCTGCTCAAACAATTACGGCTTATGTTAATCAGAACTTCGGTTCAGGCGGTTCCTCTCAAGTTACCGCGATAACAGGAAGTCAGGCAATTACAACTTCTTGGACTCGCTACACATTAAGTGGCACTGTAACTTCTATAACCGGAAAAACAATTGGAACTTCAAGTTACCTGCAAGTAAACTTTGTTGGGGCAGCCATCAATAATGCTTTAGACATTTGGGGCGTGCAGCTTGAATACGGCTCAAAGGCAACACCATTCGAGACTGCAAGCGGTACCATTCAAGGTGAATTAGCCGCTTGCCAGCGTTATTACTATCGAACAGGAACAGGTGTAAATCAACGCTTTGGCTTTGGCATGGCCGCCAGCACTACCGTTGTTGCGGCTGGAATTCAATTGCCTGTAACAATGCGCTCAGCGGTAACAGCAATTGATTATTCAAATTTAGGTGTATATGACAGCGTTGGCGCTGTTATTGCCGCATCATCGGTCACACTAAATACTTCAGATAATAATTATCCACTTTTGGTTTTCAATGTGGCAAGTGGTTTGACACAATTTAGACCGTATCACACACTCAACAACAACTCATCATCAGGCTTTATTGGATTCAGTGCGGAGCTATAACATGGAAAATGTCACTTACTTAACTGATATGTTTGGCGTAGAAAATGCCATCATTGAACATGCAGATGGTTCATTTACTTCAATGCTTAAATCTACTTATAATGAATTAAAGGCTAATGAAGCCAAGGCTGAGTAAGGCTGCAATACAGCTACGCGAGCAGTTCGATGATTCCTTCCCAGATCGTGACAGGTCTAGCGATGGATGGATCGGTGACACGAGACACGCAGCGCGCCCTAGCGATCATAATCCCGATGCTGAAGGCTGGGTTCGTGCCATTGACATCGATCGTGATTTATCCGGCAAAACAAAGCCTGATCTCATGCCCGATCTTGTTGATCAGGTTCGACAGTTATGCAAGTCTGGTCTTGAGAAAAGAATTTCCTACATTATTTTTGATGGGTTTATCTACTCAGCCAAGTTTAGATTTATCAAAAGAAAATACACCGGGGCAAACAAACACACAAAGCACGCTCATTTCTCGTTTAAGAAAACGGCTGACAATGACGGGGCTTTTTTTCAGATACCTATGTTAGGCGGACAATAATGAAAAACATGAAACATCCTGCATACCTAGCCGCTGGCGCATTTCTAGCAGCTTGGGCATCATCTAACTTTGAGGCAGATTACAGAGCAATCCTCTGGGCTGTTCTATCAGGAGTGTTTGGATATGCGAGCCCCAAAAAGTGACACAGGCAGATTTCTTTCAGCTCTACATTGC